TGTTTAGTTCCATCCATTTATTTAACAAATACTTTCTAATAAAAATTGGCATTATCAAAAAATCTGAATAGGATACATTCAAAAGAGTTTTTAAAAAATAGAATTCATCTATTTGTCCTTTTCTATAATCAGAAGAAAGGACGAAAAAAGTCCACCCCAAACCCAACATTAACTGTTAGTTTTTCTCCTGAAGGGGCGACTACTGTTTTTTTCAAATCCAATTTTGGTTCATTATCATCCAAGAATTTTCTAATGTATTTGGAATCTGCTATTGGCATTTGGTCAATGAATTTTACAATTTCCCCTCTGTCGGTGATTCCATTTACCTCTACAATCTGTTTATTCAATCTCCATGTTACTTTAGGAGCCGTTCTACCTTCAGGATATGTTTCAGCCATCCTTTGTATTTCCAAAATTTCTCCATAGGTCATGGGTTTAAGTTTGACGGTAGTTTGTGATTTGGGTAATGTTGTCATAAACGTTCCATCTTCAGAAGGTTGTTGACCTTTGGTTATATCCAACTCATCTAACTTCACTGTTGTTTTGAAAGGTTTTCTAGTATTAGGGTCCGTTAAATTTAATTCCATTTCAGGACCGAAAGCGGTATTTCTTAAAAATATTAAAAGTGCTTCAACATCCCCTTCCATCAAATCTTCAATCCTAATATCTGGTTCATAAATTTTTGACCTTAATAAAGTTTGTGTCATATCATTTCCAGCTGCCATCAAAATATTTTCATCATTGGCTGTCAAATATCCAACTTTAATTGATTTTTTTTTATTTTTATAAAAAAAACCTTGGGTAGGTAAAGGAACCACATCGTGTGGTAATGTAAAATTTGATTGACCGTATTCTTTTGCTTGATTATCCATATAAAAATTTAACCGTAAAGTTTATTACTCTACGGTTAAATATAAAAAAAAGTTTTTTTTAATAAATAGAAATATTCAAATTAGTAAACAAGAACACAACGGTCCATTCTAAGTGAAGTAGAAATTGTTGCTAAACCATCTTGTGCATAACTTAACGAATTGAAGTTTACATCTGTAAGGAAGGTTCCATAAAGAATCCATTTTTCTACAACAACTCCTGTTGGGTCCAACATTTCTAAGTCGACATCTTTTTTGTAACCAGCAGCATAACCCATACGACCAGTTACAGATTCTGCATGAAGTCTAACCCATTCCATCAGAGCTTGTGCCGCTGAAGGTCCAATTGGGTCTCTAAAAACTGCTGGAATTGGTTGCCATGTAAATCTACCGGCAACATAAGTTTCAGTGTTTAAGAAAGGAATTGGAGTGGATACTATTTGTATGTGTGGTCTTGCTGTCGATTCAACAAACCATTCATTTATACCAAGTGAGGATGGAAACCTTAAGATAAAACGATTCTGTCGTTTTGGTTCGTAAGGAATCGGCATTTTCATTAATAAATCAGCCATGTGTTTTAATTTTTTTTGTTTTTATTATTTTATAGATAAATATAGCATTTCACAAAAATTTTTCTATTTACTTTTTTTTTGATGAGGTTATTCTTATTTAACTTCCTGCTTAAATCCTCCAGCAGTAGAATAAGTCTTTACTATATTATCTGGTTTATTTTTAAAATGTTTTTTCATTACTTCTATGTTTTTAGGATCATCATCACTAAAGCCTATAGATAATTTTTTAGGAACAAATTTATTTGCAATATCTTTCTTTAAAAAAGCTTTTTTATTAAGTACTGCTGCCATTCCTTTAATATAATTAACAAAATTTTCCATCGCCTCTACTTTAGCTTCCTCAGGATTTACTGCCCCTTGTTCATCACCGAAAGAAACAGGATGATATTTGTTAAGTTCTAAATAAGATTTTATAAGTTCTTCATCAGACATTTCTCCTTCCCCAGCAAAAGACCTGTATTTTTTAAGATTTTTTACAAGTTCATCTTTATCTATTCCTCCGAATCCTTCTATAATATAATTATAAATCGCTTGTTTTATTGTATCGGGATTATGCCCTCTTGCAGTAATAATTGAAAAAATAGAACCATTATTGATAGCTTCTCTGAAATCATCAAATGCTGGACCTGTTCTTGCCCTCATTGAGTCGACCAAAAAATCTTTATCACCTTGAGTTCTAAAGTTTCTGAATGGTTGGTCAGCATATCCTACAATAGTTGTTCCATCATATCCAAAAGGTTCTTGTCCAATTACATGTCTGTATTGTGCAAAATCGTCTGTCGACATTCCAACTTCTTTTCCATTTACATCTTTGAGAATTATTTTGGTTGGCATATAAACAATATTATCATCCCAATCGAATGCATAATATTTTAAATCAGGTGATCCCTCTGTTTCAAATCCTTCTGTAAACTGTCTTTTCATTTGGCTAAAAGGGGGACAATGTCCCCCTTATTTTTTTTAGATATTTTCAAACGAAGCTCCTGTCGGTGTGATGAAGAATTCAATATCGATGAATTCCAAAGCCTTCGTAGGTTTTAAGTATATCTTTCCTGTTAATGTATTTCTATCTAAGTCTTCAGGTGTGGAAGAAACTGTTACTCTGAAGTCATATAAACCTCTGTCTCTTCTAATTGAATCCAAAATAGGATTGACACTATCCAAGAATTGTTGTCTAACGATTTGGTCGTTTTGTTCGAACAACAATCTTACAGCTACTGCTGAAATTAACTTTCTTGCTTGAAGTAACAATCTTCTAACGTTCAATCTGTTAAGTGCAGTATCTGCAACTTGTAGAGTTTTATTACCCCAAATTACAGTTCCCACATCAGCGAAAGTTGCGATAGGGTTGATTCTTCCTTGATACAATGTATCTCTATCTTCTTGAGTTAACTTCACTCTTGCTTTGATAGAGTTTACAAGACCTCTTGTGTAACCCGCTGATGCGAACCAAGGGAATGCAATGTTATCTGTCAACGCTAAGTTTCTACAAACTTCACCTGTTGCAGGTAAGTAAATTTGTGTATTATTAACAGTATCTCTTGTTAAAATCCATGGGTAGTAAGTTGCGGTGTAGTTAGAATCAATTCCTGTGTTATCCAAATTATCAACAGCTTCTTGAGGATAAATTACATCCAAAGTACTTGTTGCATCTGGTGTATACATTTGATAATCAGGAGTCGTTGCTATATACACTGAGTCAGCTCTTGAGAATTGAATCATGTCAATTGCCTCTTCTACAAGGTTAGAGTTGTTTACATAATCAATACTTGTAGTAGCAAACACGTTGATATTTGTAGATTCAGGATTTGCGAATGTCAAAATACCAAGTAAGTAAGCGTAGTAATCGGTGTTAGCAAAATCTTGAGTATTGTTTTGAACTACAATTCTTTTGAATAGACCATCACCAGTTGCGTTTGGATATCTTGTTGAAGCGGATGCACCTGCCAAGTAACCTGTTGCTCCTAATTGGAATTGGTCTTGGTTAGTTCTGAACTCTCTGTAAATATCCCATCCATCAAATCCACCCGCAAAACATATAGTATATTTTCTTGAGTAAATAAAGTAGTAAGGGTTTTCTTGAGTTTCAGGGTCTCTTGTGAAATCAGCAACACCACACTCGAATGCGGTTTCACCACTTGTTAAGAATGAGTTCGAGATTGTTACAACCGTAGCACCTGAGTCCATATGGAAACCTTTACTTAAGTAATTCCAAGTTTGACCCTCAACAGGTATTGGAGACGCAATCCAATTTATTGGATTCTGTGTTCCTTTATATTGTAAGAATGAATCATCAACCCCAAATTGATTTGAGAAACCTAAATAACTTCTTCTAACAATGTCTCCTGAAGATTCAACAACGTCAGTTGGTGCTCCGAAAGGAGGATTATAAATTACTTCACCAGGGAAATAATATTTTGTTTTGAAAATTGGAATCGGTGAAGGGTTTGTTACAGAGTCATATTCTCTTTGAGTATATCCGTAGAAACCACAAGGAATCGCGTCCACTGGTGCTTCATCAGCCATTTCAATCATTATATATCGTGAAATCAAAGCGTATTCACCATCAGTTGAACCTATTTTCTTAGCAACGAAGTTGTTAGACAATGGGTCCATATTACAGTTAGTAAATTTCTCAATAACAACAGGGTTTGCGTCAGTGTCAAAGAAATTTCTAACAAACACATCAAATGTCATATTATTGAAAGATAAATTAGCAATTGAAACTTTTACCTCAGTGTTTGCTGCGTTACCATCAGAAATTGAAACAAACTTGAATAAGTTATAAACTTTATTACCTCTCAATTCAGATACCAAAAATGGTGTACTTGGAGATTTGTATTGTGTTACCTTATAAGCAATTGATGTTGGATCTTCACTTCTTGCGTCTGGTAGAGCAATCAAATCACAATTTAATCCACGAATATATCCTTGATTGTAAGCGTAATTCAAAGTATTTGGATATATTTCTTCCACATAAACAGGAACCTCATTTCTTGATTTACCAAAGTTATCAACTCCTAACACCTTTGTGATGTATTTTGAAGAAGATGCTGACATTGAAGTCTCGAAAGAGAAATTGTCTCCGTCTTTAGTTACACCTGAAATTAAGAATGATTCAAACGGTGATTGTGTTACTCCTGAATATTGTTCAGTACAAACTAACTGTAAATCAGTTAATCCACTTACTTCATATATTGGACCGTGATTATCACTTGTTGAACTATTAGTAAATAATGAGATACCTCTTGAACGTAAAGTTGCAACAACCATGTTGTTGTAATCATAATATGCAGTACCTGAATAGGTGTATGTTTTACCTGTAATAGTACCCGTAAATGTTGATGACGCTCCCGAAGTTAATGAACTAACATTATAAAAGAAAGAATATCCTGAATAGGCATTTCCTGATGTAATATCAAAGTTGGCATAATACCAAGGGTCGTTCAAGTCAGAAGACAAGTCGTTAGTTGCGATGTTTACTGTATCACAACCATATTCATTAATAACATTTGAATAAGTTGCAGTTAAATCATAAAAATCACTCTCAGGAAGAACACCATAAACCACTGCAGTCGTTGCTGATAGTGAAGGTGTATCCATGATGTTATCAAGATTACTAGTAAAATCCAACGATAAAGTAGATGTACTACCATCAGATAATCTATACTGAGTATTGAATTTTGCTAATACTTGTGCAGGTAATGCTCCACCCGTGAATGTTACAGTATTACCTGATGAAGATCCAGAAAAGTTTGCTGAAAATGTTGTTCCAGTTGCAGGACTAAATCCAATCGTTAGTGGGTCAACATTTGCAATTACCTTTATACTCCAAGAAGGTCCCGCATCATATCCTGATAAACCTAAAATTCTTGTAACAAAAAGTTGATTAGATTGTTGTAAGTATGACTTTGCAATATATGCCGCCTCATACTTAGGGATTTGTGTGTTTATAAATTTTGTAGGTTCAGTCCCCCCAAAATATGCTTGAAACTCATCGTAGTTTGTGATAAAAATAGGTTCGAATGCGGGACCTTTAATTGTTTCTCCCACTAAACCTAACGTAGTAACACCTACACTTTGAGCAACAAATGATAAGTCAGTTTCAGACGTATATACTCCAGGCGATACGTATACCTTTTGATTTACTTGTGTTGTTTGAAAAAACATAGTTCAAAATTATTGTTAGCAAATTTATTTTAATGATAAATATTCATATCTATGTGAAAAAACTTGACTTTTGAATATCTATTTGTAAGTAGTATGAATTTATTCTACCTTTTTTCTGCCCATGAAAACAACCAAAGAAATAAAGAATATCAAAATATCCCCTGAATCACATGAGATATTAAAAAAGTACTGTGAAAAGCGTGGGATAAAAATTTATAAGTTTTTGGAGAATCTTATAATGGAGAAGTGTAAAGAAAAGAAAGACATCTATGGTGAGGATTAAACCAACTGAGCCTCGAACTCAATGTTAGATTCTAAAGTGTTGTTAGTTTTGACAACATCAATTCTTAAAATATCATTTGTAGTGATTTGAATTTCTGAAACATCAGTACCAAAATAATCACCATTTATATAGACATCAAAACTATCGACATTGGTCGACCCAATCAAAGACATGTTTGCTCTGAAATCAATAATTTCACTTAAGGTGTCATTTCCAACTACGTATAAAAAGTTGGATAAAAATTCATCAGGATTTTCAGGAAACTTTGGTCTTCTTCTTTTTAATACGGTAGTATCCAATTCCATAATTTGGGCAACTCGGGCAATTGCAGGTTTAACTTCAAATTCTTCTTCATCAATTAAATAACCTAGCATAGTGAAGTCATAATTCTGAATAAAATATTTTCTAGCATCCATCTGCATTTGTGAATCATCAGATATATTATTAAGAATAATTGGAACATATTGACCTTTAATAAAAGTATATGCTTGTCTTGAAGAAAACTTTTGCATAATAATCTTATTAAGTTGGTTTAATTCTCTCATTCTATTACAAATAATTTTTACACTGTAATTAATATCAACTGGAACTGGTTGTGGGATTGTATATATATCCATACCTTGTTCATTACCATTCCAAGTTGGTACAGAGGCGTAGTAGAATTGTTTTCTGTTAGGTATAGTATATTGTAAAGACGGATTAGTTCCGAATTTAACTTCAGGTTGTCTTACCACAGTAATAAATGGTGGTTCAGGATTGAAATCCAAGTTGGTAAATAATGCCGTTTCAACATATTGAGACCAATTTTGTGTTGTGATTATAATATCAACCATCGGAATAATTTTTCCAGCGGTCACAACTTTAAGATCTTCTTTGACAAAATCTAACATACCTCTATCCAAATCAGCATGTAATACTGATTTTGGTAAGTAAGTTCCATCTTTGTTTATATACTCAAGGAGTTGTTCTCTTCTTGCAAACAAAGTTTTCTTCGGAACTAAAGGTAATGTAGGTTTTACTTGTTTTGGTAATGGCATCTTTTTTTATTTTTCAGAATTATCATGTCCACATTTATGACATATGTAGGGGTCTTTACCGCCTTCAGATAATTTCCAAGACCAACCACATTCATCACAAATAACTTTCTCTTTGGTAACCTTTTCAATGATTCGAGTCAACTGAGTTTCCCTAACAATAATTTTCATTATATTCCCCTAAATTCATTTTCACTAACATAAGTGGCAATAACAGTTCTATAGAAAGGTTTGTATCCACCATATGTATGTTTATTATCCGATTTTACATATCCATCATCGATAACAGTATAATATCTAACTCGGTCTTCGGACTCGTAGTATCCAATGTAATCACCCATAAATATTTCAATATCCATATCATCCAAAGTTTTTTGATAGATACTAAACTTCATATTACCAGGTTCCTTTTGTTCTACCTTGGAGTTTCCAAGAAATTTACTTGCAGGTGCCATAACTTGAACCAATCCCTTTAGTTCAACAGGAGCCTGAAATTGTATTCCATCTTCCAACACTTCACCATATACATCATCAGTTTTTGTCTTTCTTCTATCAATACGATAAAGGATTACAGTGAAATTCATATCACCGATTAACCATTCTTCACCCATGCCGATATCTAAACTATAATCTTCAGCACCGAAGAATTTACCTAATCTTGTTATTGGAACTAACTTTTCTGCCATTATATTATATGATTACCTATATATTGATAAATACTCAGTTTATAACTATATTTTAATCAAATATTTTTCTTATAGATGGATGTAAGTCTAGAATCGAAAGCATTATCACTATTGGAATCTTATGAAGGTGGAAATAACTATTTGCTTGAACTCAAACGAAAGTCTCAAATTAATAAAAGATTCTACCCAACAAGAAGCCAATCTGAGTATATAATTAATAACCATAACAACCAACCAAAGGTTGCAAAGAAGTGGGTCATATTGGACGCATACTTTGCCAAAAAGTTAGCCGATGATAAATTATATACCCTAATACCCGATAAAGTATGGGTGGAAAAATTATTGTGTGATACAGAAAAAGCATTTCATATTTGGGGTAAAGTACTTGAACACGAAGAATTCCACGATTTTTGGTTACCCAAAGCATCAATCATCAAAGATAATTCAGTTAAGGATGTTGTAATTGATTACAACAAATATTCACATAGACCTCCACTCAATCATCAAAAAGAATCAATCCAAAAACTTGTTGAAAATAAAAAATTCATATTAGCTGATGATATGGGTTTGGGAAAAACCACCTCAACAATCATCGCAGCTTTAGAAACAGGGGCAAAGAAAATTCTTATCATTTGCCCTGCAACTCTCAAGATTAACTGGAAACGAGAAATTGAAAATTATTCAGACAGGTCGATATTCATATCAGAAGGAAAAACTTTTAGTACTGAACACGATTTTGTAATTATAAACTACGACATTATTAAAAACTTTCATGACACTAAGAAAAAAGATAAATCGCAAGTTATTACTGCCAATTTTGATTTGGTGGTCGTTGACGAAGCTCACTATATCAAGAATCCTACGGCCCAAAGAACAAAACTAATAAACGACATTGCCAAAAATGTTGATAGATTATGGTTGTTAACGGGTACCCCAATGACATCAAGACCTATTGATTATTTCAATTTGCTAAGTTTAGTCGATAGTCCAGTTAGTAAGAATTGGATGGCATACGCCATCAGATACTGTTCAGGATATCAATTCAATGCGGGTGGTAGAAAAATATGGAATGTTACGGGAGCATCCAATCTTGAAGAATTAAGAGACAGAACCGCGGGTCTCACATTAAGACGACTTAAAGAAAATGTTCTCGACCTTCCTGACAAAATAATCACACCAGTGTATCTTAGATTGAAATCTAAGATGTATGAAGAAATTATGGGTGAGTATTATGATTGGTACGATAAGAATCCTGAGGAATCAAAATCACTTACGGTTCAATTTACCAAGTTAACAAAGATACGGCAAGTCATTGCGGATGAGAAAATTTCACAAACAATAGAACTTGCTGAGAATATTATTGAACAAGGAAAAAAAGTAATTATTTTCTGTAACTTCACAGACTCCCTTAATAAGATTTGTGAACACTTCGGTAAAGCCGCGGTGAAAGTTGACGGGGCGATGTCAAAACCTCAGAGACAACACAGTGTAGATAGTTTTCAAGAAAGTGACAAGATAAAAGTATTTGTTGGTAATATAAAGGCTGCGGGAGTAGGAATAACTTTAACGGCTGCCGAAGCGGTAATAATGAATGACCTATCATTTTTACCATCAGACCATGCTCAAGCAGAGGATAGAGCATATAGATACGGTCAAAAAAACAACGTGTTAGTTTATTACCCAATATTTGAAAATACAATCGAAGGAATTATCTATGACATATTAAATAATAAAAAACAAGTCATAGCAACCGTAATGGGAGACAATCTCAATTCATCTGATATGGCTGAAGAAATTTTAAAGAGAATAAACGAAATCAGAAAATAAACTGATTTTGTGTTATTTATAGTAAATTAAAGCCAACAATGAATAAAACAGAAAAGAAGATTCAACAACTCGAATTACAGATTGTAGAACAAAAAGTAACCAGAGAAAAAGAGTTGTTAATCACAGAAATGAAAAAAATTGGAATAGAGAAATTACCCTATTCGTACTCAGCACTCAAACAATTTATTGACCCCGAAACAATGGATTTCCATTACAACAAACACTACAAAGGGTATGTTGATAAATTAAATGATGCTCTCTCCAAGAAAAAATATGGAGATTTGGAGTTAGAACAAATAATAAAAACTATAAGTAGATTTGACAAAACAATTAGAAATAATGCTGGAGGGGCATTTAACCACGCATTGTTTTGGAACATGTTAACACCTGAACCTAAAAGACTCAAAGGGGATTTACAGAAAAAAATACTTAAGGAGTTCGGTAGTTTTATTTTTTTCAAGAAAAAATTCGAAGAGATTGCGAAAGAAAGATTTGGTTCAGGTTGGGTATGGTTAGTCCTGACAGGAAGAAACTCTTTGAAAATTATGTCCACCGCAAATCAAGACAATCCTCTTATGAACATTATAGAAGGTGGAGGGTTTCCATTGTTAGGGTTAGACTTATGGGAACATGCTTACTACCTAAAATACAAAAACAAAAGAGATGAATATATCTCAAACTTTTGGAAAGTTGTTAATTGGGATTTTGTTTCAAAACTTTATGAAATGAAAACTGAGACAAAACTTTTGGAATCCGTACAATTCAAAAAACTTTTATCGGAAGCAAAGTCAGAGTCTTGTAGTTTTACAGAGACCGAGATATACAGAAACTTATTTAACACTAATAAAACAATTAAATACAAATATAGGGAAGGTATTGATAAAATATTAATGGAAGTTTTTCGTGATTTGTATGTTAATAATCCACCCGTAGGTGAGTTAACAGGAATTTTTGGTTTGGAATCCGAAGGAAGGTCAGTTATCAATAAACTAAACACAAACTACACTACATTCTGTCTTTTACTTAATGACGTAAACCAGGTAATTGGCACAATGAAAGGTAAAAAACCAATATCGTTTGTAGGGAAAACTCCCGAAGAACAAGTAAAAGAAGTTGAGAGATTTGTGGCAGCATTAAATCATTTCAAATTTAGAATATTTGATTTGAAAAGTTCAACTTTTGTAAACATCATGAAAACTTTACAAGGAAGACATGATGCGGGTGAAAAAAGGGAGCAAATTGTCGCTGCGATATTGAAGAGATTTTTCAAAGGTCAAGTAAAAATAGAACTGATTGGTAAATTAGGTCTTGAAGTGGATGCCTATGATGGTATTGATCTCAAACTAATATATGGAGATAGAACTGAAACTGCTCAAGTAAAACCTTTCCAAGAAAAAATAGTTGATGAAGAAAATGGAACGATTACTTTACTTGGTACTGCTCAGGTTGAAACGTACACAACCGACTTAATGATTTTTCAAAAAGGTAGAAATGTTTTGATTTTCAATAAACCCCCGAAAATTGTTGATGGAAATTATGTGTTTCCAATCGATGGTTTGAAGTTAAACATCGAATAAACATTTTGTGAATATTTATATTATATGTCAGCAATACCAGAACCAGAACGAAGTAAAATATACACTAGAATTAAACACCTATTGGGTGCACCTCTAAGAAGTGTAGAACTTGAAGATGAGATGTTGGATTCACTAATGGAATTAGCTATTGGGGATTATGAAGAATATATTTTACAATGGTTAATTGATTCTCAGTGGGTTAATCTTGTTAATTTAAACATGAATGAAAGATCGGTTGCCAGAGCTTTGGTAACTCGAACTATGGATTTTGAACAACAATTTAGTTATTCATATTCTAAAATTGTAGGTCTTCAAACTGAAGGCCCATGGGTACTGAAAAAAGATTATTTTATTCTAAGCGCAAATACTCAAACTTATGAAATCCCTGCAGGACGAGAAGTAAATGAATTATTATGGTTTAGTGACCGACCATACAATTTAGGATTGGGTGGTTTTGCAGGACCGTTTGGTGGTGTTGGTCTTGGGGCAAGTGAAGCAGGATTTGCTCAAATGGGAAACCAAGGATCTTATTTTATGATGTCAGGATTCGATTACCTGATTAGGGCTCAAGAAGCTAATATCCTTAATAGGATTTTAGGAGGTTCTTTAACTTATAGAATTACAGGTTTACCTGATGGTAAAAAAATGATTCATTTGTATAATGTACCTGGTGGTAGATTCAACTGGGCAACTTACGGACAATATGTTGGTAAAGCAGTTTGGTATTGGTACTATGATGTTGAACCTGATAGTAGAGCAGATTGTTTGAAAAATAATCCAGATATTATTAAACTTCCTACCGATGTACCTATCGAAGAATTAACTTGGACGGACATAAACGTACCGGGACAACAATGGGTTAGAAGATGGTTTACCGCTTATTGTAAAGAAACATTAGCAAGAGTAAGAGGGAAATATAGTGGAAACCTTAAAACACCTGATAGCGAAATCACTATGGATTATCAAAGTTTGTTAACAGAAGCAAAGGACGAAAAAACTAAATTGATAGAGGAGTTAGTTGGAGCAGAGGGTTGGTTGACAAGAATGAGACCTGATAAAGTCATGGAGAGAGAAGCCCTTATCGCTGAAAATCTAAATAAACAAATGAAATTTAGAGCAATGCCTCGACAAATTTACGTAATATAATATGGCAATAATTAAATCTATATCATCCAGAAGAATAATCAGAGGAGAAGTTATTAATGCTTCAGAAATTTCTGTAGTATCAGAATCTACCTACAAAACTAATGGTGAAAATTGTATTATTGTTAGAGGTGTTGCACAATCGGTAATCATTTTAGATTCATCTAATACGGACCATGTTGTCGTTAAATCAATGACCAACCTCATCATACTCCCTGATGTCGGATTAATCGACGAAGAATATGATGAGGTTGTTGTTGATAAGTTTGCTTGTATTGAATTCAGATTCGTAGGTGGAAACTGGTATATTCTTTCGTCTGACGGACTTAAACAGTCGTAAGTTTTTCTTCCCAACCTTCTTCTGCCAAATCATACATATAGTCAGGACTCAATCCTCTCCTCTCCCAATAGTTCAATTCGGCATCAGTAAGATCCAATACATCTTCTTTCAATCTATCTTGGTCTCCGTCAGATAAAGGTAGTCCATTAATCAATTCACATTGTGATGTGGTAAAAATCCCTCTTTTATCAGGTTCACTAACAATCAAACCATTTCTAACTTCTTCCTGAAATACAACCATAAGAGGTTCTATTCTTTTATTAAAGGTTACGATTGCTCTTGGTATGTTATAATCACCAGTTAGGTCAGGATTATTACTAAGAATGTCCTTATCTAACATATAACAATTAATCATAACCCCATCAGTAATAAGTTTTGATTTAGAGTCATTAAATACATTCAAAGCATTTGTATCTTTGATTTGTTTAGGTGTCATTTTTTGTACATCACCTTGAGATGCTTTTGTACCATTATTAACATACATGATTACATCCCCTAAATTCGCTTTTAGACCTTCTTGAATCGCAAGTTCCATATGCGCCATCCGAGACATACTATTACCAGACTTAGTTTTAGTTGTTAATCTTTTCTTATATTCATCGATACCCAACTTTACTCTAGCTCTCTGAGCAATTTTAGATAGGGGAATCTTTTTGTCGTAAATCTTTTGGAGATATTCGTAGTAATATTCCACAAACTCTTTTCCATTTCCTTGTAATAACATTTTAATTCCTTTATCCAAAAACTCCTCAATATAGATTGGAAGTTTCTTTGACTTTATACTATTACCTGTTAGTTTGATTTTACCCTTGGAATCCATTACCGCATAGTTCTTACGTGCCAAGTTAATACATGACGGCCAAACACCATCCGTATCCAAAGCCATTTCACCTCGCATAAAGATATCATTATACTCCGCAACATCCGCTTCAGGTCCATAGTATTCTTTACCCAACTTCACTTTCCAATTCAATCCACGTCCAACATATACTCTATTTTTTGCGTCTTCAGGAGTGGAAAAGTTAACACCGTCAGTATCCATTACCAACGGAACATATCCTTTCGTCATAAAAAACTTAATCATCTGACGAAGGTATTGTCTTCCCGTACAAGTAATTTGTTCACCCATATACATGTCACCCCAAGCATAAACCTGAGGAGCGGACAACGCACCGAACATCGAGTTAATAAAGATTTTAATAGGTAATTGTTTGTTACCATATGACTCGGACTTTTTACGGTCAGACTCATAAAATTGTTCCGCCAAGTTTTTATATCTGATACGAGTATCTCGAAACCACTTCAACATACCCTTCATCGCACCCGTTACGTCACAGTCAGGAAATACATCATGTACCAACTGAATGGAGGGGTATAGAGACGAGAAGTCAAGCTTGAGTACGTCCTTACTATATCCCACCTTAAGTAGTCGTGAAAGACCTCCAACGAAGTCAGTCTTTGATTCCTTGGCGGGGATTGCAATGTTATGTTTATAAGACCACGCCATCATCAACATCTTCCACAAAGTTGCCGTACCCATAGTAGATACTCTCTCATAGGTAGTTGGAATCATCGCAGCAAGTAAGAATGAACCTTGATTAAATTCTTGGTCAACTTTTAAGGTTTCGTCCAAGTCATCATCAAGATATCTTTCAACCAAGTTGTCACCAGTAGTTTTTAGGTATATATCACTGCGACTTTCACAAATCTGGTCAACTTTAGGGTCATGACCCACTTTACGATAATTTCCATTCTGAATGTTCAACCAATATTCTTCCTTCTTGGTATAAAATGGAGCGATGTCCAAGTGGTCAATATATACTCGGTCTTCAGCCTCAGCATTTATATATTGGGTAATATATTTCAAACCTGCGGACTTAATACTTGAATTGATTGCTTGTGCTCTGCGTACCGCGTGAATGATATCAATAACATTATACCCCCAAATAGAAGTCTGAGTATACAACTCAACTTCGTTTGCAAGTTTCAACATACCTTCTTTTCTTGTGAATGAATGTTGGGGGTGTAATGAACGACAAATCTTCTTAGGGTCAATCCCCAAGATTTTACATCTCTCAAAAATCCAATGCCAATCAAAGTTTGCTGAGTTATATCCACCAATAATACTTGGTTTCAATTCATCGATAATATTAAAAAATTCTATGATTGCACCTCTCTCTTGAGATTCGTCAATACATTCAATAACCTTATGGTATCCTTTATTGGATTTAATTCCAATCATGAATATACGACCGTCCTTAGGTTCTAAGGAGGTAGTTTCCAAGTCAAACACCAAACGGGTTACTTGATTATAATCTTCAAATCCTTTAAATAATCTTTTCTCTTTTGAAACAAGATATTGTTCAACAGGAGACAAAATAATTATTTTATCTTTTGTCCTTTCACCCCACGGGTCACATCCACCTTCTCTAAAAAATTGCACAAGTTCACGATAACCTTTAAGAGATTTAACCATAAAGGTCATACCTCTTTCTAATCTTTTATTACCGTGGGTGTCAAGTTTTTCAATTGTGATACCATGTTTGGTCATGGCTTCCTTCTGAGAGGCCTTTGAACCACCATAAAAGTTGATGTCGCGTAAATCACCAACCCATGCGAATGGGGTAAACGTATCCTTACGGATTTCTTTACCTTTACCAGGAATTTCTTTGATTTTGTAGATGGAGTTGGAAGCGTAGTCGAATTCGATAGCGACTATAAATTCTTCGGAATCGTTTCCGTGTAGGAACGATTCAATTTCTTGTTCTGTAAACATTGTCTATATACGAGTGGTTTATTGGCTTTCACACTAACGTGAAGTTTACCTTGCTCATCGTATATAAATATAACAGAAATTTGTATCTTGTCAAATTAACAACAAGCAGTTTCGGAAATGAAACTATCTTGGATATTGATATAAAGTTCTTCTCGAATCGGTAGTATTAAATTACCCTCGTCATTTCTAATTAAAAATTGTCCTTGATATCGACCAGGAGTATTTGTATCTCTTGAACTGAACTTGAAATAAATGTAGTACTCAGTTGGTGCACCTTCAGGTAATATTAAAGAAACTATACTACAAGGAGCAGAAACAATTTTAGGTATCCCTGTCTCCACGTCAATCATAGTAAAAAATATAGTCGAGACCTCAAGATCTTCCATGAGTTGTTGGTAACCTGCTCTACCGTCTTTTACCACCTGCATTTTTAACACAGGGAGAGTTGCGTTCTTTTTAATATAAAATTCCATAACAATAAATATACTGTTATGACTCTTTACGAAGCCCCCTATCGTAATGTTCGAATCTATCGTGTTCGGTTGGAGTTAGTAATAACAATCCAGGGTTTAATTCTCCTTTTTTAACAAGTTGATACATTTGAGACATCCACGTCTGTTCGAATGGGTGAGCCCAAGTCGTGTCCAAAAACATTTTTTGATTTCCTATTCTACTAACAATCTGAGGCCAATTGCAGTAGTAAACATCTCCTTTAGCATATGGTAACCCTTTATGAGATAAGACTGCGTTAAATTTTGTTTTAGGGGCATTAGGGTCTAACCCAATTTCAGGTAATCTAGGTTTTTCAGGCCAAAACTCAGTTCTAACGTGTTGTGGAACATTATACCAAGACCACTGAGTACCGTTGTCTCCATAAAATTCAGAGTAATTAAGTTTTATAAAATCAAAATTTTCTTTTTTCACAATTTCTAAAGATTTTGTGTATAGATTGGGAACATATCTATTGAATCCATTTCTACAAACTTTACCTTCATTCGGATAGAAAAACATGTCATCCTCAAAGAACAAATAATAATCTAAATCAGTTTCGGTTTGGAAGTGCTCAGCAACCCATTGTCTTCCACCACAAATCCCTAAGTTATCTTTTTTAATATGTTTAAACCCATATTCTTGACAAATCTCCAAGTATTCTTCAGTAGTTGACAAGTCGCTTGAATTATCTAACAAAAACTTAGTTGTCTTGCTAATATAATCTTTATCATACGCCAACATAGAATCAATTAAGGTTCTGAATTGTTTGGGACTATTAAATGTGATTACGTATAGACCTACTTTGTTAATATCCAAAGTATTTTCGAAAGAGATTTTTCCTTCAGATTTTGGTTTAAGTTCGTCATTTTTTAAATCTTCAAAAAACTTACCAATCAAACCATTATTTTCAATTTCAAAATAATTAATAAGGTCAGCGTGTTTATAACACATAATACTGAATATTGATTCTTCAGTACCCATATAACCTTCATTTAATGTTGACATTAATAAATTATAATAAATTCCATTAATATCACTAATAGTATGTTTAGGACCTCCGAAGAAACCGCCACGAGCTACTTTAGTAACTTTGTCTCCAGCAATTGTGTTTAATTTATTATATTCAAATCCGTGTATTTCATTTTCCGCATCATATGGGAAACAGATGAATGAGAATTTAGAAATATATTTTGATAATTTATCTAAAACTTTATCATGTGTAAAATAACCAGGATGTACGGTATTTGTCAATCCACCATCAATCCAAAACATATATTCGGAATTGAATTGGTCCATAATTTTGGCGTCGTGTAATAAAAACACTTTTGACATAACTAATGGATTATAATTTTCTAGTCTAGCCTGAGTTGATTCAGATAACCATCCAGCTCTACTTCTCCAAGTGTCATCATTTCTAATTTTTTGAATTTTGTCAAAAAATTCAGAGTTAGTGAACCAACTTAACGGTCTTTCTATAAACTGAGTGTTTTCAAAATTTCTTCTTTCAAAAACAAAAGACTTTAATTCCTCATCTCCGAAAACTATTAGATTCTCTTCAACCTTCAATAGTTGTTCAAACTTATCTAAATAATGTTGATAGGACCTACTCCATCCTTCAGTTAATTCCCCACGGCCAATATCCCAAATACCTGTTACTAATGTTATATTACTCATAAATTCTATTAAATTCTTCTAATATTTTATAAAAACTTTTATTTTGTTGAAACATTTCATCTGATACACCTGAGGGTGAATTACCTTTATACCACCATATGTCAAAATGTTTTCTTACAAATAAATCTTTATGATTCACGTACATCAAACTCATTACCTGTTCTTCGTGAGGTAATCCATCATCTTCAGTTAATATATTCTCAATATAATTTTCAAAAATATTGACTATAGTATCCCACTTGTCTCTGTGACCGCCAAACATACCACCAATGATGTGAATACTTCTATCATATTCAGTATACCATTTAGGATTTACGGTTCCTGACCAATAATTCCTATCATTCTCTTTACCTAAAATCAAAAATTTATCACCAGTATCTTCAATCACATTTTTTAAAAAATCATTATTGAATAAACTACTTTCGTAATATCTAATTTGAGGATGTTCTCCAATTAAATATTTTGGTGGAATTAACCCGCAATGAGAAAATCCGGCATCAATCCAATAATAGTAATCATAAGACTTATCCTCATTCCACCACCAATGAAACTTAGAGTATTGAATTTCCACACATCTATCCCCTTGTTTTATTTGGTCTACATTTTTTCTCTTACTAATTAAATCTTTAAATTTAGTATCACTAATATTAAAAATTTGGAACTTCAACTTTTCTTCGGAAATTTTATTATCGATGTAAAAAAATTCTTTAAGTGATTCTATTTCTCTATCTGAGGTATAACATATAAAATCAGCGTCTGTCATTTTTAATAATGACAATAAACTATATCTGTAATGACCATTTCTACCTGTTCTACCACCTAATTCTGTTCCGTGTAAATCACTATAAATTGACGTTATAAATTTAACTGACATAATATTGAACGTGTTTTTTTTCTTGTTTTATTTTCTCATTTCCCTCTTCACTCTTAAACTCATTGGGTAGTTTCTTAGGAGAATATAAATTCCAATTGTATGTTTGAGTATAGAAGTTATTATACATACCATGAGAAACATCAGAATACGAATTTCTTTGTGGAGCAATTGGCAACGCCGCGCAATAACTTTGAAAGTTAGGATAAATAAAATTAACCAAATACCCATCAATCGGAAAATAATAATTTCCTGATTCAGTAAATGCTGTTAAAGAAATATTAAACATCTCATCATATACAGATTTATCGTATATCAAAATATTTGTTGCAAATGTTTCTGAGAGATGTTCTTCTTTAGGAGGAAGATTTGTAATATCCAATAATAAATCATATTTATCACTAACATTAACTTTTCTATTCAATGTTGGAGTTATATTAAAAACACCAAATTCAATACCGTCAATCTGTTTTTCAATATCTTCCAATAACGATTTAGCATATGGCATAAAGACGCAATCATCTTCAATAACCATCACTCGGTCGTATCCTCTTTCTTTAGCAATTTTAATAATTTCTAAATGAGATAGGGTGCAACCCATATAACTGTTTCTATTTACCGCGTTGAACTTTTCAAACTCCCAGCCGATATAATCCATTTCTTTTTTTATAAGTTCAAGATTATCTGGTCTTATTTCTAAATTAACAACAAACTTAGGGATTTCATTAAATTTCATTAACTAACAACATTGTGGTTTAATTGCCCTGTTATCCTATCACACCATCCTTTTGATTCTGAGTGAGGCCAAACTACCCAGTAAGAAGGTAATTCTGTTGTTGGGAATTCTCTCCAAACTTTACAATACTTATCAGGGTCTCTCATAAATCCTGCAATTTCATTCTTATCAGCATCTTTTCTGTATAATGTTTGGTCAGAACCATTGTGGAATGCAACAACCCAAAAATCATAATCGGTTTCAGTAACTTGTGAATATCCAATATCAATACAATGTTTGAATATTGTTGAGAATGAATTTTTCCATTCCTCTTCATCTTCAATTAAAGGACTTGGCGGATGTTTCTTATCCAAACAATGTTGGTCTACCGCTCTTTTTTCAAATAATAAACCAGAGTATCTTTCATATTCTCTCAAAGTTCTAACAGTACCAAATCCGTACGGACCTTCGTGTCCTTCTTGAGTTTCACCATCCATACCGAATAGTTTTCTATTTGTTAAGTGGGAGTGTTTATTTTTATCTCCCCACGTCTTATCGTCATCCCATTGTTTTGTTCTACCTTTACGGGTATACTCGTGGTATACAACAGGAATGTGTGGGTGAAACAAATCATATCCCCACGTGTATGCTCTTGCGGCAATAGAAATTTCTTCTCCGTGAAAATAGTATTCAGGATTGTGTTGTACTTCAGTTGAGAATTGTCCGAGTGTAAAGCAGAAGTGGGCGGAATAGAATCTTGAGGTAACAGGTTTTGTCATCTCTCTCCATCCTGGTATTGTTTCAGGTAAAAAAAATACCGCTCCTTCAGGAATAAATCTATCGAATGCCATTCTCCATGCGTCTTGTGAACGACCTGCGGGGTCATTTTCAGGGTCAAATGAAGGAACATAACCTGTTAGTAAAGGTTTCTTATATCCATCCTTTTGTAACCCTTTAATCATCTTGATTAACACATCATCCCAATCCTTAATGAATCTCATGTGAGAGTCAATTTGTAGGGTATATTCTTCACCATCATAAAGTTGTTGTGTTAGATTTCTTGCCCAACAAACACCTTTAGATTCTTGATATGGGATGTCCAAAATTTTGAAACGTTTGTCGTTTTTGTATTCATCTAAATTATCGAATCCGTCAGATTCACTAAATTGTCTTGCGATACCGAAAACCAAATTCTTTGGTTTTTTTGCATTTGCAATCATATCTTTAAGGGTTGGAACCAACTGTGGGTCTCTGTAAGATGCTATCTGAATAAAAATTTTCATTTGATTTATATTTTTACTATAAAATAAAAAACCCTCCACGAAGGTGAAGGGTTTTTGAATATATATTTTAGTTTGTTTTTATAGACATCCGTTAGGGTCTGATGCAGTTATCTGTCCTAAACCACCTGTAACTTGATACCATGCGGTTCCGTTAGAATAGAATCCATTAGGTACTACATCTGTAAGAGGTCTTCCTGTTGTTTCGTATAAGAACTCACCTACGTTTGGTCCTACTCCACCTGCGATAGATCCATAAATTGTTTGAGGGGAAGCACTAAACGCTAAACAAGCGTTGTTAGCTGTTGAACCTGTACCTAAACTATATGTATACCAAGCGAAAGTTGATGTTGGTGTTTGAGTTAATGTTGGTGTCGGTGTTGGTGTACTTGTACTACTTGCCGTTGGTGTTGGTGTCACTAATACTGAACATAATGAGAATATTCCAACTTGGAGTCCGCTACCATCTAATTGAGTTACTGAAGTTCCATCACTATAGAAACCTGCCATGTTATATGTCACACCACCTGTTGATGTTGTATAGAATTGTGTGTTTTGGTCAAATAATGAATTGAATGCGTATATTGTTACCGATACTCCCGCTTCACAAGCCGCATTAGAAGTTATTCCTGAATACACACTAAACGATGTAAGTAATGATGTTGGAGTTGGAGTTGGTGTTACTGATGGTGTATCTGTTGGTGTTTGACTTGGTGTATTTGTTGGTGTTGAAGTTTGTGTTTGAGTTTGTGTTTGAGTTGGTGTTTGAGTTGGTGTTTCTGTGTTAGTTGGCGTAGGAGTTGAAGTACCTGTTCCAGTATTTGTCGGTGTAACACTTGGTGTAGGTGTATTAGTTGAAGTATTTGTCGGTGTTGCAGTATTAGTTGGTGTTACAGTTGGAGATGGAGTAGGTGTACTCGTTGCCGAAATTGGTGGAAATGCTCCTTCATTAATTAATAATATACTCCCTTTAAATGATGAGGCCACTGTATAGGTACCATCAATTACCCAAATATTTTTAGTTTGATTTGGAGATAATTCAACTTGATAATCCCAAAGTGAATCATCACATCTTCTATAACTGAAGTTTACTATTGTTGAACCCGTGTTCGTGAGTGTATATTTGCTACATGCCATTGTCTTTCTTATTTAATTTATAAATAGTGTAAATTATGTGAATTTATTTTTTATTTTAAAAAATTATGTAGGTGTCACTGTTGGAGTAGGAGTAGTAGTTGAAGTAACAGTCGGGGTGTTTGTTGGAGTATTAGTTGGTGTTGGAGTATTTGTTGCCGTAATTGTTGGAGTTGGTGTCGGTGTAACACATAATGAGAATACACCATTTATTGTACCATTGGCAAATAATTCGATTACAACTTGGTCGTAATTATAAAATCCTACCATATTAATAGTAACAGATCCAAATGAATTATTATAAAATTGAGTGTTTTCGTCAAACAATGATTCGTCACCATAGATTGTTGTCGGTATATTAACCTGTGAACATGCATCATCTGAAGTCAAACCAGTATAAACCGCAAACCCAAATCTATTACTTGTCGGAGTTGGAGTCTGAGTTGAAGTTGTTGTTGGTGTTTGAGTTGCCGTGGTTGTTGGAGTTTGTGTATTTGTTGGAGTATTGGTTGGTGTTAAAGTATTAGTCAGAGTGTTGGTTGGAGTTACAGTTGGGGTGTTTGTTGATGTTGAAGTATTAGTAGGTGTTACAGTTGGTGTTGAAGTATTAGTCGGAGTAATGGTTGGAGTTGATGTCACCGTTGGTGTAGGTGTAGGTGTTGGTCCTAATATTGATATGATATATGTGTAAGCATATAATGGAACGTAACAATTATATGTTCCGTAATAATAATCCGCGGCATAACTAAACGGAAAAATTTGATTACCTAAGTCAACGGCAGTCCCTCCCGTTTGAGGAAGAAACGTAACTTCGGTTGTTAATCCGCTTAAATTTACACTTGAAATTGATACACCACAATCTGCCATGTTAATAAATACTCAAAAATTTTATTTTATCTTTTAACATACCCCAACATTAATAATTTGATTACCGCTAAGTTGAATAAACCTACCTCCGTTTGAGATTGTAAAATTGGCGTTAACTGGAGGAATTGTTAAAGATTGGTTACCGTATACGTAATCACCCACTTCTAAATTTTCAAAAAGTTTTGGAATGTAGATTGTTACGTTTGTTGGATTTGCAATCATATTAACAGATTGACAAACATTTTGATACCATCCACCTGTTCTTAGATTATACATATAAACTGTTGTTGGTGTAACCGTTGGTGTTGCTGTGGGTGTTGGTGTTGGAGAAGTTGAGGTTGGAGTAGGAGTTACCGAACTTTGAGTTGGAGTTGATGTAATAGTTGGAGTTGGTGTTGTTGAAGGGCATAAACCTACTAAGGATATTGTAAGAGGAGATCCATAACTTTCAACGATTAAATCCTTAGCACAAACATATTGTACTTGTAACGGGTTAATTGATGAAACACTAATTATATCGGTACAACCAGTCCATCTATAATATCCTTCTTCGACATTATTGTAATTGGTTATAATAAAATAGTTACAGTCTGTTGTATTCATTTTTATAGTCCGTATTTTGATTTATCCGCATTATAGTTTTGTAAAACTTGGGCAGAGGTAAGTGATGCGTTGTATAAACGAGTTATACCAATTTTTCCATCAAACCATTGAGAAAACTCTCCACCATTGTAACTACCTATGTAAAGTGGGTTAGTTACATTTAATATACTTGACAAATTATGCCCCACACTTCCTATACTTACACCATTTACAAATGTTTCAAGTGTATTAGATGCAACGTTTGTAAACACATAAACTATTTGATACCATGTGCCAATCGTTCCAACGTAGTTTGTACTATTAACAAACAATGATGATCCAGTACCACTGCCAGAACCTAATTGAGCGTAATAAGTTGTATTAGTTGTTCTAATACTATAACTTACATCTATCGACAGACCTCCATTGTCAAACTTTCCAAGAACAACATCATTACCTAAAACTGATTGATTAACCCATACTTCCATAGTCCAATCCCCACTTCCTGGTTCTAATAACACATTATCTGCGACACTAACTTGTGATGAAGTTCCATTATATGTGAAGTATGGTGATATATATGTGATATTGGACATTGTTCCATTTAATTCATTACCCGATAAATCATTAATTGTTGTACCAGTACCAGGGTAACTTGATGGATTACTTGGGTCATAATATAACCTAAGGTTACTTGTTATAGGTACCGCAGGTGTTGAGGTTGGTGTT